CCCCTACATCGAGCAGTACGGCCTTCATTCGTACGAGGTGGACAGGATGGTCGGCAACCTCATCGAGTACTCGAGATTCGCCTTCATGCAGGGTGAGGACGTGCGGCTGTTCGGCACCTTCGAGGAAATGGACGGGTGCTACTACTCGAACCTGCGCTTCCTGTACCGCGTGTTCTAGCGGAAACGCGCACCCCTCTCACAGGTCAGCCCTTCACGGCTGGCCTTTTTTCGTGCCTTTTTCGGCTATCTATTTACTTTGCGCGATAAAGTAAATACACACTCGCGAAAAACCCTCACAAGCCCTTTTTTATTACCTAAATTTGCCACTGCAATAATCAAACGAGAACAGTAAAACATGGACATTCAAGCATTATTCGAAGCGCTCAAGACGAAATATCCTCAAAGCGGATTGGGCGACAATGAGATTAAAGGGCTGGCAGCGAGTCTTTTTGCCACTGGCTTAGTTACTGACGAGAACGTGAGTGCGGTCGTTGACGCTCAGGCGGACACGATGAAGAAGTTCCAGAGCCTCTTCGACTCCCGGTTCACATCCAAGAAGGACGATCTCACCAAGACCCTCACCGAGAGCCTTGAGAAGACCTTCAGGGAGAAGTACCACATCGGGGAGGACGGCAAGCAGATCCAGACCACCCAGCAGGACGATGACCTTGATGCGAAGCTCTCGAAACTCCTGGACGAGAAGCTGAAACCTCTCTCGGACAAGGTTACGCAAGAGGAGGAGCGGAGGAACAGGGAGCAGCGGACTGCGGAAATCATCGAGAAGGCCAAGGCCCACGGGATCTCCGAGGAGCTGGCCAAGATGCTAAACGTTCCCAGCGACGTCACAGACCTGGACTCCTTCATGAAGGACAGTGCCCAGACGCTCGCCAACCTCGGATTCCAGCCTTCCGTACCGCCGGGCGGAGGCGCTCCCCCAGAAGGGGACGGCAAGCTGTTCGCTCAGCAGATCCGCGACGGTATCAAGAAGGAGGGGAACGGGTAATTATTAACAATTAAAATTCAAAAACAATGCCAGCAGGATTCAATTACAATCTGAACCCCGGTGCGGTTGTCGAAGAGATTTGCGACGTGCAGACCCTCCACCACAAGAGGGGCCCGTACAAGCTCGACACCACGGGGCTGACCATTGGCTCGAAGCTGCCGCGCTTCACTCCCGTCCAGGCAGACCTCGCCACACGCATGGTTCATGTGGTGAAGAACGTCGCTGTCGTGGAGGCCGTTGCCGCAGACGCTACGAGCGTGAAGATCAAGAAAGGCTCCCTCGCCTATGTTGGTATGTCTTTGGGCGCAAAGTCGAACACAGCCGTCGTGACGGCCATCGACACCACCAATGCGAACTATGACACGCTGACCATCGCCGCAGCCTTCGGTGAGGCCATTGCAGCCGGTTACGTCCTCTATGAGGCCGTGGCACTGGTGACGGGCAAGACCAAGGCAGGCACGAAGGATGCCACCTCTCTCGACATCGCCAAGGGAAGCGGTGTGCAGGCAGGTATGCAGATCGTCATCGGTGAAAGCACTTACACCGTGACCGCTGTGAACACCTCCGATGCGAACAAGGACGTGCTGACCCTCTCTGAGGGACTGGCCGCCAACGTTTCGGCCAACACCGACTTCGTGGAGGCACAGAAGAGCGTTCCCGCAAAGACCGCCAACTTCGTCATCTACGAGGAGACCAAGGTAGAGAACGGCATCGTTCTCGTTGCCCTCATCATGCGTGCCTATGAGATTCAGGAAAGCAAGCTCACCCTCCCGATCTCCGAACAGGACAAGGTGGGTCTGACCTCACGCTTCCAGTTTGAGTAATAACCCCTAAAAAGAAAGAATCATGTTACTTACGATCCAGACATTATTCAACGACGCCGATGTGGTACAGGCCACCATCGACCGCGTCCTCCAGCAGGGGCTTGACAAGATCTATTGGCAGCAGTACCTGAAGTTCCGCCGCACCACCACCCGTGTGTTCAAGGACTACCTCGGCACGGTTACCGGTGTGATGGCCGGCTCCATCAACTCCCGTTACGGTGAGAAGCCCATCCGCGAGCGCAAGTCCCTCGGGAGCGGCTACGGCGAGATCGCCTACCTGGGCGACGCCTACCAGATGGACGTCGAGCGCCTGTCGGAGCTGCAGGACCTCATCGACAAGTACAACGAGGCCAAGACCGAGGACCAGGTGGCCGCAATGACGGAGATCATCCAGTTCATCGCGGACGACTACCGCCAGGTCATCCTCGCGCCGCACAAGCGCATGGACATCATCGTGGGCTCGCTCCTCATGACGGGTGCTGCAACAGTGAAGAACAAGGACAATGCCGAAGGCGTAGACCTGCTCGACATCTCCCTGCCCTTCCACTTCGTCACCCCGTCTGCCGCCGAGACGATCGTCGACAGCAACCTGAAGTTCATCCTGTACCTGCAGGACAAGATCCAGAGCCTGAAGCCGCGCTTCGGCACCTTCGGCAAGATGATCATGACCCGCGGTACCTTCAACAAGTACATCATCGGCTCCAAGGAGTTCGGTGACACCTTCAAGATGATCCTCTCGCAGAACCAGTTCATGCTGGCCGGAGGTCTCATCACCTCGAAGATGGCTTCCGAGGTCTTCACAGGCATCGGCCTTCCCGCCATCGAGATCAAGGAGGACTATGTTGAGGATCAGGACGGCACGAACAAGCAGATCTATGCGGACGACCGCATCACCCTGCTCCGTTCCGACGACCTGGGCTGGATGCGCCACCATACACCGTATGAGGCCACCGACCCCGTCACTGGCCGCACCTACCGTCCCGTCGGCAACGACAACGGTCAGATGCTGATCAGCAACTACCGCGACAAGAACGGGCGCTACATGGAGTACACCGCCGAGTGGATCCCCCAGATCGCAGCCCCGAACAAGATCGTGAACTTCAACCTTGACACCGTTAAGGCAGCTCTCGTGTAACCCCCTTACCAATGGTGCGAAATGAGTGAGTTGACAGTAGTCGCAGCCTTGAAGGCGCAGGTACAGTACCCGTTGCCGGAGGCCTTCTTCTCCACGATACTGGTGAAGAGGGGCCTTACCGGTGACGCACCATGTACCGCGGAGGTCATCGGCTCCCCGGAGTTCAGGGGCGCGACGGCGGACTGCATCAGGCAGATACTCCGCTATCCGGCCACTGTGTCCGAGGGCGGCATGACGATCTCCAAGGCCAGCCGCGAGGATCTCCTCGGCGAGGCTAACAGGCTCTACCGCTCCATCGGTGAGGAACCCATTGATGAACGTCCCAAGATAACGTGCTACTAGGATGCTGGATTTCAGGCCACACACACTGCAGGTCGTCACCTTCGTCCCCGGAGGGTTCGACGAGAACGGCATACCGCAGCCCGACACGGAGACCCTTGTCGAGATGCCGTGCCGCATCGTCCCCAACGGATCCGCCTCGCAGGTGAGGTTCAGCGACGGTAAGGCGTACAACTTCTCGTACTCGGTCTATCTGGACCAGGACTGCAGGGCTTTCTCCCCCGGGGAGAAGGTCAGGCTGATAGGTCTGGACGGGCAGGTCGAGAACGACAGGCAGTTCGAGGTCATCGGATTCATGCGCAACCAGCTCAACGCACGCCTATGGGTATGAAGGTCGACTCCGTGGAAAGGGTGCTCACCCTTCTCGGACGGGCGAACGAGGAAGTGGAGAACGCGGTCGCCGAGGTGTATTCCGAGGTCGGCAGGGATGCCGTGGACGGGATAAGGAACGGCACGATGAGCAACTGGCAGGACCAGACAGGCTCGCTCCGCTCATCCGTGGGCTGCGTCGTGGCGCGCAGGGGACGTATCATCAGTGAGCATGGCTTCGGTGCGGTGCTCGGAGGTGCGCAGGGCGCATCGAAGGGACGCAGGCTCGCGAGGAAGCTCGCGGCAGAGCACTCCGCCAAGGACTTCTGCCTCGTGATCGTAGCAGGCGAGGAATACGCCGTGTACGTGGAGGCCGTGGAGGGAAAGGCGGTGCTCGCCCAGGGCAGGCTCTATGTCGAGAGGAACATACCGCAGATGTTGGAAAGGAAAATCAGACTAGTACTTGACAGATATGAAAAGTGACGTTGAGGTAAGGCAGGACATCCTCGCCATCGTGAACGCTTCGGCCATCAAGACCTCCATAGGGGGTTCGGTGCGCATCATCCCGCGTGCCGCCAGGTCCGTAGCGGAGGACTGCATCATCTCCGTTGTGGCCAGCCAGAACGGCCAGATACAGGACTGCACGGTCAACGTCAACGTCTATGTCCCCAACATCAACAACGGCGGTGACTCCGTGGAGGACGTGGGCCGCACATCGCAGCTGGCGAAGATATGCGAGGGCGCATTACTCTCTGGGTTCGGTGACGGGTTCCGCTACTGGCTCGACAGCCAGAGGATTCTGGAGGTCAGCGGCAAGGACGAGCACGTCATCAACAACGTAATCAGATACAAACAACTAAACGAATAGAATTATGTCAGCAAAAGTATTAGGATGGGGAGCGTGCACAGTCACGAACACACCCACATCAGGCGACGCAGTGGTGCACAGCGACATCGTCGAGGGTTCCGCACAGCTCTCCGTAGAGGAGGGTCAGGAGCAGGAGGCCACCATTGAGGGCGGTACCGCTGAAGGCCGCAAGAAGCAGCCCGACAAGTACACGCTCACGTACAACCGCCGCATCGGTACCGCTGCCGAGGTGACCCCAGGGTACACCGAGAACGCAGGATCCGTTGCCGTTGCCCCCGCTGCAGTGGGCGCCATCGGCGTAACCCTGACAGGTGTGTCGAAGCACGTTGCCGTGAAGTACGACAGTACTGACGGTCTCGTTGCCGTGTACACCTACAAGACAAAGGGTGCAACAAACGCCGCCGGTGCTCTGACGGACGTCACTTTCGCAGCCACGGCTTCTTGATGAGGGTAACCAACACCTCCTTATAGCCGGTACCATTCCGGCATCCCGGATAGCTCAGTTGGGCCAGAGCACTGATCAAGGTCAGGGGTCGCGGGTTCGAATCCCGCTCCGGAAGCAAAAGACTATCAATATGAGCGACATAGAATACGACCTCGCAGACGTAATCATCGGAAAACCGCACGATTTCTCCGTAGGAAGGAAGCATTTCCGCCTCTATCCAGTCACGCTCGCCAAGACGTTCCTCCTCAAGAGGCACATCGACGAGCTTGGGATTGAAAAGGACATCCTGAAGGCGAACCCGTACCTGGAGGCCCTGCGCATCGCGGGCACATGCAGGGAGGCGTGCTGCCGGATCCTCGCCATCCATACGGCACCGAACACGTACAAGGACCTGTTCGACCAGCGTTCGATGGCGGTCAGGAGGAACTATTTCGCTGCAGGCCTCTCTGACGAGGACCTAGCGTCGCTCATGATCATCGTGCTCGCATCCGACAAGACGGACACGTTCATCACACACCTCGGACTAGACGAGGATCGCAGGAAGATCTCCCGCATCATGGAGATCAAGCACAAGCACGACAGCAACAGCGTCACCTTCGGCGGCAGGAGCCTGTTCGGCTCGTTCATCGGCCAGCTGAAGGAGATGGGCTACTCCGACGAGGAGATCCTCTACGAGCGTCCGTACTCGTTCCTCAGGCTCATGCTGGCGGACAAGGTGGTGAGCATATACATGTCCGACGATGAGAAGGGCGAGCTCCCACCGGATCTGGGAGGCACGTTCCTCGACGGCAACGATCCCGGGTCCATCAAAGAACTGAACTCATACCTGGCCTCCAAGGGGCTCAAAACGATTTAACCTATGGACAACAACCTCAACGTACATATTACCGGAGACAACAGGAGCCTGCTGCAGGCGCTGAAGGGCGCACA